CACAGGTGTTGCGTGTTTTTTTTCTGCTCTTAATAAATAAGTTACTGCAGTACCTACATTGTAGGATAAATCAAATCCTGAAACAACTTTCCTTGCTTCATANCCATTGNTNCCAATGTAGTAGTGTGGTATTCTATGGTCTTTCATTTATTCTATCGTTTTCTAATCCTCCTGTTAATGTTTCGTGCTTATCAATGTTTTTTGATAAATTTTTGTTTTCTCTTTTTGCTATTTTTGATTCAACATAATTTAAAATTAATATGTATAGTGCGAAAAAACTAATCACAAGTAATATTCCTTTTATCATTTTCTTTTTTTTTATTTTTAAAGTAATAACTTCTTTTAATACTTCTATTTAGTTCTCTCTCCAAAATTCTTGAAGATAATCCCCCTTCATTCATTTTTGCTTCTGCAAATATACTAGCCAATATAACATAAGAATTAAAATCTTTATTTACCAATCTGTCTAAAATTTTAAACTTTTCTTTAGTACTTAAGGATAATAGTTCCTTTTTATTTATCTCCATCATCTGCAAATTTAGTACAAAAATAGGCTTCTAATACACATAATAGTATAATTATTCCCCAAATCGTTGTTAATATCTTCATTTTCTTAAACTTTCTCCTCTCATAAACACAACCTTACACAGCCTTTTTATCCTGTCGTATATCCTTTCTCCATATCTTTCTTTAATGGAACTAGCATCAAGGTTTGATGTTAATAAAAGCATTTTTAAATCATCTTCTGCTTCAAATATAGCGTTCTCTACTGCATCTATTTTAGTACCATAGTCGTTTACTATTTCCTCAGTACCTATATCATCTATAACAATGAAAGGGGTTTTATATTCAGTAACCTTATGTAGCTTCCTAGCAGCAATAGGTTTTAGTATTTTACCTTTCTTAGCGTTAAAGATTAAGGGTAATACTCCTGTAATTATTATTGATTTACCTCTACCACAATTACCCAACAGAAACAATCCCTTACCCTCTGTATCTGATAACCATTTTATAACCTCATCATATTCAGGTAGGTGCNTATACTTAGTAACTGTNTTATCCACTAGCATAAATGCTTCACAAAATAATGCAGCACACTCCTCAAGNCTACCNAATGAATATCTTTTATAATCCCTCACTTTAATGTGAGTTGCGTTCTTTAATGTTTCCTCTAATGTTCTCATATTAAAATTTATTATAATCTTTATTGGATAATTCTTTTCTGCCTGTCTTGTCTTTAGGCGTGTTCGCCTCCCAAGTTCTTACACAAGCTCTCCAATCTTTCATTTTGTTTTTACCTACTTTCCATCCATTGCTAGAATAAAAGTTATGAAACTTAACGCTATCTACCTTATTATTTCTTTCAGTACAATAAGCATCCACCTCATCTACAGTAGGTTCTGCAAATCTTTTAATGACAGGTTTCTTTATTTCATTCTCAAATCCTGCAACATCAACAGGGCTAATGCCTTTAATATTATATACATCATATTTATCTAGTAATTTTATTACAGCCAAATGAGGTCTTGAGTTCTCGTTAAGAGTTCCATACTGAAAGTCAATGAATTTTGGTATAAACCATTTATTGCCTTTATCAAAAATCTTTATTTGTTCTGCAAAAACTTTAGCTGCTTCTTTCTCACTTATCTTACTTCCAATTCTGATTGAAGCAACTTCAAAGTCTGTGTCCCATATTCCTGCGTGATTACAATCATCTAATATATATAACCATAATAACTTAAACTTTGCAGGAAGGTTTCTAATAAACCCTTTTTTCCATTTGTCCGAATCTGTAAATCTCTTTGCCATATTATATTTGTTTTAATAGTTGATTCATTCTTTTTTGCCTTTCATTAAATGGTAAGTCATCCCAATTTTCAGGCTTTATTATCCCCTCAGTAGCGAATATAATTCTCTCTTGAAATGCTAAAGCTTCTTTATCGGTTTGATTAGTCATTGAACCCATTTGCAAAAACATTTTCATAAAATCTATTTTATCCATAATTATTTATTTTTTGCGTAGCTAGTTAAGTACTTGTTTACTATTGATTTATGCTCCATTGAGCCATCATAATTGTCTGATACATCTTCAAAATCAATTTCTGTAGCATCATATGATTTATTGTAATTAGTAATTCCTACCTCATCATAATATTCATCTATTGCTAGGATGTCGCTATTGCAGTCAGGACAGAATTTATATCCTTTGAACTCGCTGTCTGATAGATTTTTACACCCACAGTAATAACAAGTTTCATTACCATCATCATCACAAAGAACCTCTGTGTCTTTACCATAATCAGAATACCAATAGCTTCTTTCTGCTCCACTAAAGTCCCCCCAATTATAATCACTCCAACTTTGCTTTTGTTGTTGGTACTCATACTTATTGCAACCTAATTCATTGATTATCTTATCAACCATATTTAAGCAGTTGTTTGCATCATAGAACTCTACAATTTCTTCATCTGTATGAGGTGCATAATAACCACAACTCATATTAGCTACACAAACACCAATACCATTGTCTGCTAATTGACCTACATCTGTAATTGCACCTGATGTTTCTTCATAACCATACTTCTTTAATGCAGGAGCTACACTCTTGCTAAATGCTTTACTGAACAGTTTACCTGATATATTATTTACAAAGTCCTTAGAACCTCTCCTGTCTCCTTGTAGACAATATCCTACATCTTTAAACCAATCCATATCTGCAGCTCTACTTCCTACACATCCTATTTCTTCTGAATGGAAGAAAGCACATTTTATATTTTCTTTACTGATAAGCATTTCCAATGCTAACCATATGCCTACCTTATCATCTCCACCTATACCTACTTGTTTGCCTGATTCTGAGTTAAATGCAAATAAGCAATTATCATCATCAAAAACTTTATAGTATTTATGTATATCGTGAACCGTGTCCGTGTGTGCAACTATACAAGGGTATGCATCTGCAATACCTTTAGTTACATATATGTTGCTATCTTTAATAACAACCTCTGCTTGAGGGACATTCTCTCTGCAGAATTTGTGAATATATGCTATCATATCAAATTCATTACCACTTGTGGTTTGAACGGATAGTATATCCATTAATAATTTTTTTCTCTCTAATAATAGTTTGTTCATAAGCGTTTTGTGTTTTAGTTAATAGTAGTTTAGAAAAGAAATGGGGGTTGCCGAGTTGGCTGTTACCCCCAAATCTATAGTGAATTTAAACCGAGTTTCAAGCATTTGACAATGGTCTGTTATCTTCCCTTAAATTCTATACAAAGATACGACAATTATTTGAATTGACCAAATAATTTAGCACTTTTTTTAAAGTATTTTAGAAGGGCAAGTCATCTTCCTCCTTAGGCTTGTCTGCTGTTACCTCTTTTGGTGGCTCATAAGTATTCTCAAAAGCATAGTGAGTTGCACCCTTCTCAGAAGGCTCTCTCCTCTCTGCTATTGTAATATTTACCCAACCTCTTTTGGCTATTTTTTGCAACTCATCCATTTTGAAACTTGCGTTAAATAAATCTCCATACTGCGTAGTTACCTTTTTGATACTACTTACTACATAATTCTTGTCTGCCATTTTTTTGTTTTTTAATTTTTAATTTGTATTCGTTTTTCTTTTCTATTAAGCAATTAAGCCTTTTAGATAGTATCTCCATTTTTCTTTCAACTGAAAGGACTTCGTGTTCATAGTAATTTTCACTTAGATAAAACATAGATTCTATTTCCTCATAATTCTTTTTGTATGATTTTAAAATCCTTACAAAATTATCGTGAACTTTAATGCTATGAACTATTGTTGCGTGATTTTTATTAAGTATATCTCCTATCTCTTGAAATGTCAATCCAAAAACATTTCTTAATAATCCACAGTAAAGCCTCCTAGCATCTACTATATCGCTTTTTCTACTCTTTGTAAGAATGATACTCCAATCTAATCCAAACCTTGAACATATCTCAGATTTGATTTTTTCATCTCTTTCTTTTGTAAATTCTAATTTATATCTATTCATTAGCCTGTTGCTTTATTATTGACTCAACTACTGTAAAATTATCTTCTCCTTCTACAACTATAGGCTCTCCACTTAAATCCACCTCTATAATATCTATCACATCTTTAACATCTATATTTAAGAATTGTGCAAGTCTTTGCATTTGATAGTATCTTAAGTGGTAAGGATTATCTAAATATTTTTCAATAGTTGAACCTTTAATATTCAATATTCTTCCAAATCTTTGTTTAGATATTCCTCTTATTCTTAGGATTGCTTCAAGNTCATTTCTTGAAGTTCGTACTTTTTCATAATCATTTTTCATTTTTAATAATCTTTAGGNTTAAACATTCCATTCTTCCTCATAGCTTCGTATTGATGCTTAGGGTCTAAATGTATTTCATTTTCTTTTATTTTTTTAAGTATTTCATCAGCCTCTATATCTGTAATCTCATCTAAAGAACTCATAATTCTTTGTTGCTCTGATGTAGGTATAGCTGTGTAGTGTAAGAGGCTCTCAATGTAATTTAACTTCCACATTTCTGCTTCTAATGGCTTTCCATCAAGAACCTCATCCATCCACTCACTCATTAGTCTACAATTTCATCTTGACCAAATACTCCTTGCTCATAGAATCCTGAAAGCTTTAATACTGCTCTGCTCATTGCTCTCTTTTCTGCCATAGCAACAGGAAACTTTTTACCACCTCCCATTAGATTAGAGTCTGATGCTTCTCCAAATGTCATTACATTTCTTACATCGTGTTCTCCTTTTCCTATTCTCATACTTGCAGTTGCTCTAAGAACAACCCATTCAGGAGTCATTGTAATAGGTTCATAAGCTATTTGTATATTTTTCTTAGATACAATCTTATCTATACCTGTTCTTGTGATAATTACAAATCCTCTTTTGTCTTTGTAAACATCCTCTTTAACTAAACCATTATCTAGGAATAGTCTTTTTAGAGTTTCTTCTTTTGTTTCTTTTACTTCTTTTACTTCAATCGTGCTTTCTACTTTTTTCATTTTTAAATTACTTTGGTTATTATTATGATATTGTTCTGCAATATCGGTTAGTGTGTTAATCTCTTGTGATTGCATTTGCTCTTGCATTTGCATAAATTCTTCTTTCATTCTTCCCATTACTTTGTATTTTTATAATCATCAGTTATTTCTTTTATAATACCAAGTAGCCTATGGTCAAATCTATCATTGTTATTTTTATAAGAACTCTCAAATATATTTTTGTCTGACTTCTCAATCTCTAATAATAATTTTTCAGCAGGCGATATGTTGTTAATTTTATATTCAACTATATTAGCCATTCTTGGACTTCCATCATTAGATACATACCTTGTTGGTACGGATAATGGTATACTTTCTATATCATACCCCTTCTTTCTAAGACTGTGTATTATAGCAGAAAGCCTATAAGCACCATACTGATTAATAGCTTCTTTTTGTGTTAATCTTCTACCATCTTTTAAGTGTTGTAGAATATCACTCGTTTGTGTTTTTGACATTTTAAATAGTTTTAGTTAATAATTATACTCCTTCGGTATTATCTGCGACAGAACATTCTTTTGAACAATATCTTATGTCCTCATCTAAATCCTCTCCACAAGCTCCACAGTTATATCTTTCTGCTTCAGGTTGGTCAAAATAATCCTCACACTTATCGCATATATATCCTTCAGGCTCTGCGTGTTCTTTACATTCATAGCATAATCCTGAGTCTGATATGTGAGCAGTACAGCAATAACTCATATCATCTAATTCATACCCTGCATTACAACAAGGGCTTGTTAATTTATTACTCATATCTATACAGTTTCGTTATTAATTCTAGGAACAAAATACTCATCTTTACCACATAGTCCTAATAAGTCGTGAGATAATGATTCTGCAAATTGATAAATATAATAAGTATCGCCTTCTTTAAAATCTTCATCAAAGCCATTACCCAAATAATATTCTACCAAATCAAAACAATAATCAGGGTTATCAGATAAAGTAAATACTACTATCTGTCTTTTGTATTTACATTCATCCATAAAAGGTAAATGATTTTTGCAAATCTCTATTGCTTTATCTAGGTAATCTATAGCTACACGGTGTCCCTGCAATAGTGATGTGTCTAGTTTTTTGGTTAAAGTTTTTTCAAGTTTTTTCATAATTTAGTGTTTTCGTTAATAGTTAGTTAGTTTGAAATTCTGTGCAAAGATACAACAATTTTTTAAACTACCAAAATATTTACAATGTTTTTTCTAAAAAATATACAAATACTTTATATTTAACCTAGTATTTATCTTTAACCATATCTTTATCTTTATCTTTAAGAGTATGGAATACCCTATAGAAAGGGTTATTTAAGGGTTTAATTTTAGAAGTA